GGCAAATATTTTCTAACATTATACTTTTATGACTACTATCTGCTATTCTAAAATCCTTTATGATATTCAATAACTTAAAGTATTTTTCTCTAGGTAGCAAATTTTCTTTTGTCAATTTATTTCTTTCTACACACTCTCTTAGCAATGCTTCATTACTCCTAAAGCCATAGTCAGACAACCGACCGTTATAATCAGGAACACTTTGTATCTTATTATAAACCTCAGTAAGATGCTCTCTATCATTTAAATAATCACACTTCAAAACGTTAATAAAATAGAAAGTAGTTTGGGGATAGAAGTCTTGATCCATTATTTTATAAAGATCAAAATCGTATTTGTGAACTCCTGTATATCCTATCCCATTAAAATAATAGAAGTCTGCATCACCAACCTCTTTATCCAATGCTCCTTCCCTAAAGATCATATCATTTGACGATTTACATAACCACTCCACTTCATGATCCTTACAAAAAGTAAATACTGCATCATCTAAATCAGCTGTACCAATTCCATGTCCTCTATTAATTGTTGAATTTATAAACGTACAATTTATAAAATACTTCGACCACATTGCCTCTAGGTAAGGAATCACTTCTGCATTTTCGAAATTGGTAGCTATTACCAAGTATCCAAATTGTTTTAAGATAGGTAGGTTATAAGTTACATAATGCTTTTCTAAAAAATCCACATCTTCCTTTGTACTTATATAACCTATCGTTCCGTAAACAGAACTATTTGCTAAATCTTTTAGTGTCATAAAGTACTATAATAATTGTTTTGTTTTTCTTGTCTTTCAATTGTCTTAGGATGAACCAAATCATAACCTGCTGGTAGAACTGCATTCTTAGTATAACCAACTATCCTCTCATGTACTTTATTTTCCCACCTAATATCTGGTTTATTTTTTATAATACGAGTTTGATAGTCTGGATAATTTACCCAACCATATTCATTGACCTGCCATCTCCATTTATTAATATGTTCACTAGTTAGACCTTCTACAGTATTAACTCTAGGAACTAAATACAAGTCGACATCGTTATTTTCAACAATAAAGACTAAGTGCTCTATAAGCTGTTCTGATAGGTATTCATCAGCATCAATAAAGAAAATGTAATCTCCTACGCAGTGATTCTTTAAGTTGTTTTTAAACGAAGCAAAATCGTTATTTAAGCTAGCGTAGATTCTATGGTATCCATAAGCTGATCCTACATTGTACTTCTCTGCTACTTTCTTTACTTCGTCAGTAGCAGTTGTATCAAGTTGAAGCAGGATCTCATCCTGAGGACGGATGCGTTTATTTAACTGGTCTAATAGTCTTTCCAGCTCAGCATGTTCGCTGCAAGCCGTGATAGCATAACTTATTGTTTTCATAACTTATATATTAAACATACCAATATAATCCATTGCTTCTATAAAATCAATACCAAAATTCTTTAAAGACTTTGCATCTGACTTATAGGTTAAGTTTTTATACTTAGGTTCTTGTTTTTCTTCTGGTGTTAGTTCTATTACTTTAATAGCTGACCATTCTACTGCTTCAATACTCTTACCATTTAAAAATACAGTTCCTTTATCAGGTATGTTGAGACTAATAGGATACCATACTCTACTTTCACTATCAACATACTTAATGTCTTTATAAAGTTCCGGTAAAGTTTCTTCGTAAGCAACAAAATCAAATTCTCCTTCCTTCATTAAATCGTTAGTTTGAAAACCACATCCCCAACAAAAGTAGTTAAATTTAGTTTCGTTTATGGGTGTAATGTAACATCCATCGCAACCGCATTTGGGACATAATCCCATTTGATCATTAGTCATGTAACAATGTTTTATTTCCTTTATCTAAATTCTCCCAAGTATTTGTACTCGTCCACTTACTAGGAAGTTTTATACCTCCATCTACCTCAGCTAGTTTTTGTTTAACTATTGCAATTTGTTCTGGAGTTGGGTCTTGAACTCCTGCTGAAAAGCCTTCAAACCACGCTTTAAAAGTTTTGTAATCCATAATTATCTATTTTTGTTTTTTTGTGCTAATCTCCTTGCTTCTGTCCAAGGCTTACCTTTTTTAGATTCGCTTATTCTTTTTTACGATATCTTTTTTAATTTAGGTAATACAAGTTGTTGTGTTGGTTGTACCTTTACGTACTTATCTAACTGAGACTTCAATAACAAAACCATGTTATCGTAATTAAACTCAGTCTTAATTTTATGACCTTGACGTTTAGCTGAACTTAGATATGCATTATAGTTTCCAAGCACATCTATTAAAGTTCTACTTGTCGAAGCATTATCAACACTAAACCAGGAAGCACCTTCTAAAATCAATCCTTTTGAATAAGCAGAAGGATGACAAGGTGTAAGAGTTCCTGGTAATAATACAGAGAAGTCAGGACTTAAAAAATCTAAATGACCTGACCAAGCTGAAGTTATTATTGGTTTTTTTGATAAAGCAAACTCTGCAAGAGGTCTGCCGTATCCTTCACCTTTAGTAAGTGATACAAAAGCTTTTACCTTAGGATGATTGTAAAGATTATTAATGTCTTCATCATCCATATCACCGTGTATTAAATAAATATTAGGTAGGTTCTTACCAACAACACTATTTCTTATAGCATCTATCTTTTTTAGAACTTCTTCTCTATCCATTATACTTGCACCACCATGAGAAGTTTTCATAATTAAAGCAGGTTGATTCTTTTTATCCTTAAAGGTTTCTAAGAACAACTTAACTAATAATCCTGTATTTTTTCTATCCTCACCAAGATCACCTTGTAACCAATGTCCTACATAAAGATAAGAGAAATCTTCTTCAATAGTATCTAAATCTAAAACTAAATCAGTTTCCTCTAAATCCTCATCAGCAACATAAAAGTATTTGTTAAGATCAACACCTTCAAACAAAACTTCTACTGGTTTATTTAATCTAATAGAACGTATAACTGCATTTGTAGCTTTATCTCTTTCATCAAAGGTACTTGCTTCTAATACTTGTTTAGCATGTTTAGAAGATACTAAAGTAACATCCATTCTATTACAGCCTAATATAAATTCAGCATCACATACGGTAGTTTCTATACCTGCAGTTACTCCAATGTTTACTTTACCTATAGCTTGAAATTCATTAGGTACAGTTATCTGCATCCATATATCAGGTTGCTTAGGTAGTTGATTTCCTACTAGGACTAAATCTTTCATCCAACCCCACTCCTCTTTGTTATTATCTAAAAAACCCCAAGGTGTTGAACCCCATCTCTGAGAAAAGATTTTAATATCCCATTCATCTTTTTTTAGTTCGTAGATTGCTTTTATAAGATCTCTAGAACGTGCACCATACCCACTGTATGTATCTGGAGGTGCTGATATAACGCATAACTGTTTCATATTAGTAGGTTAATTTATGTACGATTTTTTTCTTAGGTAATTTTTCTATTTTAATAAACTCATGCTTAGGTCTTGGTTTCCAAGCTGCTAAGGTTTCTTCCACTGTATCGATAACATTACTACTCATTGCTGCTGCAGTCATCATAGATTCTTCCGAAGTAACCCACGCTCTTGCATCCTTACAGATCTCAGCATACCTATCTGGTAAGTATAATTTTAAATTGTATACTTCTTCTAGCTGATATGCAATGTCTCTAAAGTCAGCTCTATCATCCCAAATGTAAGGAGTAGGTACTGAACCAACTAAACTCATGTTACTTGGGAATACTGGAAATGCCCATGAACCGTGCTTTCTATAAGTACCAAAATGATTACTGCAGAAGTCACTATCAAAATCAATCCACTTACCATTTTCATCTTCAAAGCGCATTTGATCTTGCATACCACCTGTAACTGTAGCTACGATTGGTTTACCGCACATCATAGCCTCTGTTAAAGATAATCCCCATCCCTCATTAGATGATATCAACGTTACAGCATCTGCAGTATTGTATAGGATATTCATATCTTGGGTTGAGTTTCTATCTGTAGAGAATACTACTCTTTGATATTCTGGATCACATAGTAAATCGATTACTGCTGGTAAGTCTGTTCCGTTTTCATCTATCGGTTGTGTATGTAGCAACAAAGCACACTTTTTAGCTTTTTCTTTACCAATACTATTAGTAAATTCTACATAAGCTGCGATTAAGTCTGGAGTACATTTACGTCTAATGTTTCTTGCATTATACAAAAATACAAACTCAGGTTGATTGTTACCAAAGAACTTAGTTCTCATTGCCTGTACCTTTGCATAATCTTCAGTCATATCAGGAGTGATAGGATAAAACATTTTATCGTTGATACCGTGTGGTACATACTTAACAACCTTATCACCAATCTTATCTCCCAATACCATTCTATTGATATTAGCAGTTTGTTTTGAGATAGCCATTAAAGCATCACAAGATTCGTAGTAAGGTTTGTTATAAAGAGGTGCTGGTAAGTCATCCCAAATGTTTAAGTAGATCATTGGGATCTTCTTTCTCACCTCATTCTCCATTTGAAATAACCAAATCCAATAACGTGGATCTGTGAAGAACATAATCACATCAGGTTTCTCAATGTCAATCATCTGACGAAGCACTTCAGGACTACCATATCCTGTGTTAGGATAAATGAAAACAGATGCATCCGTAATACCAGCTATGTTGTTAGTATCTTGACATACATCTAATTTCTTTCCTGCTTCAGGATGTTGAACTGCTGCTCCTAGATTTATCCAATTAAATCTGTGTGCTGTTCCTAATACAATTTCTTTTGCCATTGTAGAGATACCAGATGTAAATCTAATATCATCAGACAAAAGTAAGATTTTTTTTCTTTCTCCTTGCGGAATGTAACCTTCTTTCATGTAACTTTTTTAGTTTTTAAATACTTCCTGTGTAATGAGCGTGTAGTTGATTGTTAATCGTTCTTTTAAACTCAGAATCAGTTAAATAGAGAAACATAGATCTTTCTAAAAGATTTCTCATAGTTATTTTATTTCTAACAGCCTCTGCTTTAAAATCTCCAAATAAAGTATCTTGGAGTCTTACAGTAGTAAGAATATCTCCTTTTTTTCCAATGTGCATAGTTTACTATTTGATAATAAATAGGGTAGTGTATATACAAAAGTATATATTTAACTCACTTTTCTGTCACATAGATCTGGTTGATCTAGGTAAGGACAGAACTTACACTTATCTATATTTTTCGGATAAACCTTTTCCTGATACTCACCCTCTACTGTAAATGCATTACGAACAAACTCTTGAATATCCTCTACTGCATCCTTTACTTTTTTAGTTCCATTAGCTGGTTTCCATTGCTGAACTCTACCTGGAGCATACTCTAAGCTTTCGTTGATCTTTCTTCTTACAATAAAAAACTCCACATCTATTTTATCTTCAGGTACATTCTTAAGTAAAGAAAAGAACCTTTTGTAAAGTAGAATTTGGTTTACTTTAACTTGATCTTTCTTCTCATAATCAGACCAGCCTCTAGTTGAAGTTTTAATGTCGTAGATTGTGTACCTATCTAAAGTCTCGTCGTATATTACCAAATCAATAAAGCCCTTCATTTTAACCGTCTCATACCCTTCTAGGAGCGATGACATAATAGGAATCTCTATACCAATCAACTTACATTTCTTTTTTGAAAAAAACAAAGATCTTTTTCTTTTGAAGAAATCTAGAATTGCTACAGCATCTTCGTAAAACTCTGTAAGTTCTTCTGGAGTTGAGAAGTGACCTTCTGTGGAAGTTTGCTTGTACAGTTCTATGAACTTAGTTTTAAAATAAGTAGCTAAGTGAATCTTATCTGCTTCAGTAGCAGATTGATCAAACATTACTTGTAGGTAGTTCTGTATGGTTTCATGAAACACAGTACCAAACAAAGTATGGATGCTTTGCTTAAAGGTTCTCAAATTCTTAGCATAATCTAAGTACCATCTATACTGACAATTCTTATAGATTTGATACTGAGAGAATGATACACTTTTACTTTTTTCCACTTAGGACTTGCTTTAGTTTTTCTAAATATAAAATACCATCCATCAACTCTTGTTGAGCATGTTCAATCCAATCCGGAACAGAAAGATCATTTCTATCCAAATCGGTTTTATATTTATCCTTACCAAACTGAGCTCTACTTACAAACTGATCTATAATAGAATCAACTACTGAATCGGTTTTAAGTATGGTTCTACTATTGTTTTTATCGTAGGTAACAGCATTACCTAAATCTGCATTTCTTGTCATAACTGGATTTTCTTTTATGTAGCTGTAACGTTCTGCTTCACATGCGGGACAGTAGTCATTAAAGTCTTGATCCCAAATATGCTTATCACATCTTGCTGCCATTATTGTAAATTCTTAGGTTGAAACTCTTCATTCACATGGTGACAGTTTGTACATGCAAAACTAGGAATAGGAATCAAAGCATCCTGATCTGTTCCTGCAATGAACTTACTCACTTTACGAAGGTAAGTTACTTGTTGAAAAGTTTCACACTCACACTCATCACATACAATAGGTGTTGTCTTGTCTAAAGAAATGTTTAGGTTTACGTTTTGTTGTGCCATATTATTTATGTTTTATATTACTAAGATAAAAAGAAAAAACCAATCTAGCAAATCTTAGACTGGTTTATTTTTAAGCTGTTCTGGCTCTGCTGACAGGGCTGGACTCGAACCAGCATGCAGCGATTCAATAGATAACATAATTAGCCGGCTTTGTGGTCAACCCATATTATCTATCTGTTTCGTTCTCTGCGGCACCTAGACGGGGAGCTGTGTATGCCATGGCGTACGCCTTTCACCACCTGTCAATTTTCTAAAAAAGTAAACTCACCTTTTTTGATACGAGTATGTAAGCTCCTATAATATTTTATATTAAAAAACTTCATTGCTTCTGTAGTAGAGTTAAAAACTTGATTAGAGGTATTATGTAATATCTTCTTAGCATTTCCGTTATTACCTCCTGAATGCTTATCTTTTTTTAATTTTGCTTTCTCTTTTCCAAAAATATCCTCGTAAGTTTTACCCTTAGTAGATTTATTATAAGCCACTATAGCATTTTTAGATTTACCTACCTGTACTTGTTTTTGCTCTTCAGTCAAAGAGTTCCACCAAAGCTTTCGTTTTTTTAGTGTTTTCTCCATTCTGATCTTCTTTTCTTCTTCTGTTTCAGTATATCCTTTATGTGAACTATTTGTCTTGTTATAATAAGTTGGATCCACTGCCACATTTAAGAACCTCTGTAATTCCGATTCAAACTTTCTCAATAATGTATTGGAAATATTTTCTTCAAACTTACAGATTATATTCTTACTGAAATTACTTACGCCTAGTTTTTTGATATCTTCGCGAAGTTTTTTACTGCTACCTAAGTATGCTGGATTGTTGTGTTGGTCACTTCCAATATACCTATACGGTAATACGCTATTTTCCTTGTTGTATAGGTTTATGGTTTCATATATTACAGCACTCATACCCTTTTATTTATTATAAATATCACAAGATTACAAAAGGGTGTGTTTGCCAAGCTCTAGAGCATTCCGCCACCTAACTTTTGATTTTGAAAGTTTATTATAAACTTACAACATACCTATTTTTGGTGTGTACCTTCTACATTTCGTTTTACCCTGTCTGCAGTTCTCTTATTTAACCACATTAAGGCTTCTTCCAATTTGGTAATTGCAATAGAAGTTTCTCTACTTGGTAATTTTGAACTTAATACTTGCAATCTATTGATTAAGACCTCAAGCACCTCCTCGTTGGTAGTACCATCGTTAACAGTAACTAAATTTGTACCACCATCAGTTTGATATGGTACTTTTTCAATAAATTGGATTTTTTGTCCTTCTACTTCTTTGTTTTCAAAGTTTTCTAATTCATAAAGGTGACCCTCTGTAAGTACTTTCATTTTTTTATTTTTTTAATTTTAAAAGTGCTTGTCTTTCCAAGCTGCCAGATTTTTTACGCTTCCTTCGGTTATATCTTAACCCAGTTCGACTCGTAGCGTATGAGTTTGTCCACCACCCTTTTGCAACTTGGACAACACTTCTAATGTTGCAACTGGTACGGAAGTTAGGGCAGGATTCGAACCTTGCAATGCAACCTTATGCTTTGACTACTAGAGTCTGCACATCCGACAATAGTTGCTACGGTATACTCGCGTCTACCATTCCGCCACCTGACTATTTACAACTTTTAAATTACCCCCAGAGTTGCTAACTGTGCTGTCATACGATACAGGGCTATTAAGCGAGCAGATCTTACGGTATGCCACGGCCGTCTTCGTCGTTCCACGTTCGAACGATTATAAGTTTAACCAAACATTTTTTTAAAATCAATCTTCTTTAGCTTCTCAGTAAACCTTTGTTTACCAGTTGGTGGAAAACCTCCTTCACCTCCAACCTTTGCATTCATACAATCTCTATTAAGAACTTCTTGCATAGTTACTAGCTTTCTTTCTTCAGCTGCTAACTCACTTCTCGAATTAAAGAACTTTAAAATTTCAAACTTATGGTTTTCTACTCCATACTTCCTAATAGATCTTTTTAAAAACTTACCAGATCCAATGTAACCATCATCCAAATCATCGGTAGAATGCATACCTACATAGTATCTACCATCAACTAAATTAGTTGTTTTGTAGAGGAAGTGATACTTCTTTTTACCACTTGATTTTTTATCTGCCATTTTGTGGAGCATACCGGAGTCGAACCGGTTTCTCCGAAAGAAACAATAATACCAACGTCTCACACGCTTAGTACTGCATTGCTGCTGCACCGTAATTTTGAGCCTGTACGGTTAAGTACATCCACCATCTAGTTTTTCAAGGTAGTTTATGATGTGGCTAGAAACACATCCTCATAACGGCTTACTACTAGCCTACACGTCTATCCGTAGTGTATTTGTAACTTACTGTTTCACCCAAGTTACCAGGGAAAGAAAGATCCGAAGATCTTAGGCAGCCAAAGCCATTCCTACATTAGCAAAAGCCATGTTAATGATTCTAGCACCTTCTTCTTGACGAGCGTTTTTGTTGTCGTTTATAGTTTTGTTCCTTGATTATAGAGGCTTGAGAACCATTCCTCTGCGTGTGATATTATCCCTTACATCCGGATCAAATGCCAAAGATGCCCCATATATCTCATAAATAGTATACAATTAAAAAAGACCTTTCTACTACGTAGTCTTAGCAGGCCAGACACCCTGACGTCTTTTTCTTCAAATTACTTCTTTCCTACAGTAGTGTCTACTTTTGTAGTGTCTACTACAGTTTTCGTAGAATCAGTCTTAGTAGAATCTACTGTTGCTGGTGTTGTGCTACCATTACCACAAGCAGTCAAACCTGCTACTAATACTAATGCGAAAATTGCTTTCTTCATTTGTTTCCTTTTTTTAATTAAAAATTACACTAACCTATTTAAATTGATTGAACATATTTGTTAGTTGTTGCTTGCTCATTACTCCTGTTTGTCTAAACAAAGTATTTACTCCATCTGTTACTATAATAGTAGGTACTGATCGAACCTCATACTTAGATGCTAGCTGTGTGTTTTGTTCTGCATCTAGATATTGTACATTTGTATTTGTTTCTGCTGCTACACCTTGTACAATAGGTTTAAACATTTTGCAAGGACCACACCAAGTGGTACTAAAGTATAAAATATCTGCCATATTAATTTTCTATTTTAATTGAATGTTTTTCTTGTACTCCTGTAAGAGCTACAAATATAGGCTCTACTTTGTAGACTGAGTTTATAGTATGTGCTAAATCATACCCTTCTAGTTCTTCTATCTTAGTTACTTGAGAGGTATTAAAAAATCTATCTCCTTCAATAATAAGGAAGCACTGATGCTCGTTAGAATAGTTTACATTAATTACTCCTTCTCTGGTATAACCTTCGTTGATACCATTTGGATGAACACCATTAAACTTAGTGTCTTCTAGTTTAGTTAGTTTTATTCTAACTCCTTTGTACTTGTTAAAATCTATCATATAATAAAGTTACTTGTTAATTCCTTAGTTTCCAAATTTATTTCTACTTCTATTGGTTTATTATTTGGTTCATATCTTTCATCACAGGTTGATGCATTAAAGTAATGAATACCTCCTATTCCATATTCATATCCGTATCCTTCGTGAATATGTCCACTTACGTGCATTATAGGATTAACTCTTGTTACTGCATTTCTTAATTCTTCACAACCTACATATACATTTTGACTAGGAATGTAATCTAGCTTGTAAGCTACAGGACCGTGTGTAACAATTACATCAGCATCGTTTGGAATCTTATCCCACACATTCCAAATATCAGGACCTCTGTGTTCATTGAAAGCCCAACTATCTCCATGAAACCATGGTGTAACAGGACTACCCCATATCTTCAATCCATTAATAGTTACATCGCTGTTTTCTAAATAGTCTATGTTAGAAGGTAAGTTATTAATCTCTTCTTCCAACCATTTTGGTTTCTTGGTTTTATTTTCCTGATTAAATTTAGGATCAAAACATCTATCATGATTGCCTGCTATAAATACTACACCGTAAGTGTAGCGTGAAGCTACTTCTTTAAACCACTTTAGTACGTTTAACACTTCTACTTTGTCACCTACTCCTGTTAAGTCTCCTGAGTGAATTAAAATATCACCTTGAGGTAAAATATCACCCATCCCTTTTGAGGTTAAATGTTTGTGACGATTGTGGGTATCAGATATTAAAATAAGTTTCATAATATGAAATTACAACCTAGATTTTAATTTAGCAACTTTTTATAAGTTTATTTTTGATCCAATAGTAAAAGCAGTCATAGGAGGTACAGTAGGATCAGTTGAAATATTTACCTTCAAATTTAAATTAAACTTAAACGTCTTAGTAACCCTTACATCAGTTCCACCTCCTGTAAAAATAGATATGTTTCTATCGTAATTTGTTGTATGTAATCTCTGAACGTTTGTTAAAGGTGAAGATATCAAATAAATCTCAGGTGAGAAAGTTTGTTTCTTAGATATTTTAATAGGTCTCGT